TATAAGCTCTGAGAACTACGAAACGCACGTTTTGGGAATCTTTTCCAATTATGCGCTTCTTAATACTCACGCAATAGAGAGGCTCTCTACGCCCTTTGAACTTCGTGTTAGTAATACGGGTAATAGATATGACTTTACTAATCATTGTGCGACTCTTGTTGGGCCCAATGATATCTTCCATATTGGGGGAGACATAAGTATTATACGCCTGAATTGCATCAAGTTTAAGGACATTAGGAAACACCTTCGGTCATATGCACTTTCGCCGCGCGTTTCTAGAGGACTAATTAAAGGCCATCATTGTACGTTAAAAGCAAATGGCTCGCTCTCGGTCTCGTCCCCTTATGGTGATGTGGAAGTTGATTCTACTTTTGCTTACGACTTTCCTGGACATCGCGCTGGTGATTGTGGTATACCATTGATTGCAGAACTTCCGAAAGGGTGTGCTATCGTGGGCATACACTTTGCAGGCGCGGATGATTATGATATAGGATATTCTGTCGGTTTTAATATCGACAAGATAAATTCTGCCATCGACAAGATGGTTAGCACTGATTCCATGCTTCGCATCCGCTCGGATGATGGCGTTATGCCCACCGAGTTAGGCGATCCCCTACCTAAGAGTGCCGTTCTTTTTGAATCTTTCCCTAATATTAGATACTTTGGAAAGACCCCCGGCTTCGTTGTTGTTAATAGTGTCTCTAAGCTTAAGAGATCACCCATAGCAGATGACGTTGCTAGGATATTTTACGATCATCTTGGGTTTTGTCCCGACAAGCTGTTCTCTAAGCCTTTGATGCGCCCTAAGATTACAGATGGCGTTTATATAAATCCATATAATATTAATCTCAGGAAGTTGGATCATCCTAGGGTTGGATTAAATCGCGATCTCATCAGTAAGTGCGTGTCTGAATTTTTCGGTCACATAGTTGAGCGTCTTCCTGATCTTCATTTGAAGCCCCTTGATATAGAGTCCGCTATAAACGGGGTTTCTCACGATCCTTTCTTGCGAAGAATTAATACCTCTACATCTGCGGGATTTGGGTATGCTGGTAAAAAAGAGAAGTATATGCCAGTTTTCCGGGAGGAATCAGACCTTCTTATTCGTGAGCCGGATGAACAACTCAAGAGGAATATATTGGACATGTGCTCAAAGTATGAGCAGGGTGGCATCTGCCATCCCATTTATGATACGCAGCTCAAAGATGAACCCCGTCCTATCGAAAAGTGTAGAGCTGGTAAAACGAGATTGTTTTTTATGGGCACTCTCGAGAGTCTGATTGTTTCTCGAATGTTCTTGTATCCTATCTATGGTTTAATGGTTGAATTTGGGGAAGTTTTTAATACTGCAGTTGGCATTAATGCTATGGGTGATGTCTCCCATTTTGTGCACAACTTGCTTTCGTTTTCCGAATATCTTATGGAAGGCGATTTTGGTAGTTTTGATTGCACTATACCATTTGAGATATCTGTCGGTGCAGCATCACTTGTTTATGATCTTCTAAAGCATTACGGATATAATGATGCCTCCTTGAATGTAGTAGAAGGCATATTGAACGATAATTTATTTCCCGTCATAACAGTTTTGAAGGATGTTTTTGAAGTTGGTGGATTGCAACCGTCAGGCAAATATGCTACTGCAGAGGATAATAGTTTGAAGCTCGTGATCGCTCTAATGTATAGTTATTATAGTACGGGTTCTTTTAAGGATGGCACATTCTTTGATAACGTTCGATCCTATACATATGGCGATGACTTTCTCACCTCTATACATCCTAATGCTATTGAGTTTTTCAACGGAGAGGTTTTTGAAAAATGCTGTGTTAATATTTATAACATGGATTTAACTTCTCCAATTAAGGATTCACGTGTGAGTAAATATGTTGATATTTCTCAAGCGACGTTTCTTAAGCGCAAATTTGTATTTAGAAGTGACCTGCATTGTTGGGTTGCACCTCTAGACATGAATTCTATATACAAGTCTCTTGAATGGTATATTCCTTCCAATTCGGTCTCACCGCTAGAGCAATATCACTCTACTTTGTGTTCAGCTTTGTACCAGCTGTTCCCACATTTGGACGAGAGTTCCTTTAGTTCGATTAGGGAAGAATTAGTACACGCCTTTATAAGTGCGTTTGGAGTGGAACGGTCACTGTTGACGTTTCCGCTTTATGATGAGATAAGGGAGCAACTGCTTCCTTTACCAACTGAGCAATGCAGTCCACGAGGTACAGGGCTTGGTGAGGTGTCTTGTCAGAGCAAAATGGGAGAACTGTTTAGTTCTATGGTCGTAGCGCCCATGAAAAGGCTCGACCGTCCTTGTGGTAGCGTGACGTGTGAAGTGGCACGCTACGTGAATCTATATACACTTGCC